CTTGGCGGTTTCCACCGTGGATCAGCACTGCGCACTGCTTCAACGCCTCCAGCAGTTCCTGATTCGCCGCATGCAGGCGGCGCAGTTTTTGCTCTTCTTGTTTGCAGCAGTGCCCGCACCTCGGGCATTCAAACCTCTTAAGCGCCTCTTGGTAGTCGGCCCACGTTTGCTTCAGTGCTTCGCTCGGCTCTTCCATCTTTTCCTCCGCCCATCGGCCACAAATCCCACAACGAATGCCCGCCCAGAGCGGGTGCCGGCAATGCTCACATCCTTTGCTCATGGCCGTCCCTTGTTTCTTTTGTGCGGGCTTTCAGCATTGCGTCGGCCCATCCATATGCAGAGGATTCAATCCATCCACCGAACGCGCCCCCTTGTTTAAGAATCTCGGCCTGAAGTTTTGGATTAGACAGCAGGCCCTGCAATGCCTTGGCGGCGAAGTAGTCGCGCAAAGAAACTGAGCCGTTGTTGTTCATTCTTCTCTCTCGATTAAGTTGTTTTCTGGGATTTCTGTTGTCCACCAAACGTGGCCGCAAGAGCACTGCCTTCTCCTGCGAATCCACACGGTGTTCTCGTGAACCCTGGTCTCCAGAACCTTGGACTTGCCATCACATTCCAGAAGTACGCAGATCATGCGAACAGCATCAACAGAACGATAACGACAGTCACCGCACAAATGCCTAATGCGAATCCGTCAAACCAATCAGGGACAGTCCTGTCAGGACAGTCTCTCCCCTGATTGCATCGTTCGTCGCAACAGAACCTCATCTCTCTCTCCTTAATTCTCTTTCCGCGTCTCTTTGTTTGTCGAGCTCGCTTCGTTCCTTGAGATCAATCTTTTCAATCAACCTCTGGAACGAAACGCATTGCTTGCACTTGTTGCACAACTTGTCGCAACGCTTGTAAACAATAGTCGGGTACAGCATCACTCGTCCTTTACGAACACGCCATCCTCTCGCAGCGTTCCCTTCCGGTGCTTGATCTGGTCGTACGCACTCTTCAGGGCCTGCACCATGTCAATCCCAGCAAGATCGGACCCAATAATCAGGGTTACCAAGATATCCCCATAAGCATCGACCATGCCTGCTTGGTCGTTTCTATGGATGGCAGACAGAAGCTCGTTTACTTCTTCCATCGTCTTGATGGCCTGGGCCATGGGGGTGCTACGAGGAATAATCTTGCGATCCTCTGCCCAGCGTAGCACCTCCAATTCAACAATGCTGTAGCTCATTTGTGTCTCACTAGTGAGTTGATTCGCTCCGACAGAACCATGCCGATGTCCCTTCCTTTGACTGCAACCATCTGTGCTTCTTCGCACTCGAAGACAACCTTTGCCGCATCTGCAATGCCGCGGTTGTAGCCGCTCGTGTAGGTGTCGCTACCCTCGAAGATCATTGCTAGCGCATCTCGAATCATCGACGCTGCCTTTCGTTCTTTGGCCAGAAGCTTTAGCTTCTTGTGCATATCCTCCGGCACATAGAACGAATACGGGATCATTTTTCTTTCCACGCGGAAAATTCCTTATTAAGTTTTTGAAGCCTTTGGCGGGCCGACTCATTGGTCTTCAGTTCTGCTCTTGACTTCACGCCGAGGTAGTCACGCAACCATTCGGTGGCCGACTCCTGATCCTTGTCAAAGATCTCTCCAAGGTCCACCAGAAAGGACCAGAACTCCTGATCCCTGCTGAGGATTCCGGCCTGTCTGACAGACTTATCTCCAGAGAACTCGTCCTGCCTATCCATGGGCTGCTCGTGCGCATCAAGTCGCACCATCACCACTTGATACCGAGCGCCCACCCAGTCCCGGAGAAGGTCTTCTGGGACCTCGTCCGGGTGAATGCAAGTAGTCAGGACGTATCCCGTCTTGTCTTGCTTCATGGCGACCTTGACGGCCTCAAACTGGAGCGTCTTCATGATCAGAACGGGATGTCGCTGTCATCTGCGGCCGGCGCAGGCTTATAGGCAGGCTTGTATGCAGGCCTATAGCCAGAAGACTCCTGCTTGACGTATGGCTCAGATGCGCTCATCGAGAGGCAGTCTTGGCCATTGATGTTCTTGCCCCAGCAAGACACAGAGATCTTGGCCAGTCCGCCGTCGGCCTTGTTGATCATGTCCTGCAGGAAGTTGACGTCGAGGAAGAGATCTCCGCGCATGTCGGGGTGAGTCGGTGCGCTCTTGCGATTGTTGGGCCAGAGCGTTCCGGTGTTGGGCTTGGGGATAAATGTCATGACTGCTCCGAGTGTTTGTTCTTGGCCGCAGAGAACTCGGCCATAAGGTCTTTGAAAAAGGCGGCATCGTGCGCCTTGACGGAATCGAACAGCTGCTTGTTCTTCTTGAAGATCTGCATGACATCGTCCGCGCTTTCGGTCATGGCAAGCGCAGTCTTGCAGGCCTGCTCAACCACACCGAGCCAGTCCTGCGAATCAGGCGAGATCGATACCTTGAGTTGCCACTCGCCCGCATCCCCGACGATGACCTTGGGATGTTTTGGTACAAGGTTCCCCGGGTTTGGTACAGGGTTCGGCACCGGGTTTGGTACCGGGTTAGGCTTGCGCTGCGGCTCAGACGCATCGATGACGTCGCTCTCGACAATCTCCATGGCCGCAAGCCACAGATACCGACGCTGGTAGGACTCAACCGCACCAAGATTCTGGATGGGGTGAGCGCCCTTCAGATTGGCATCAGCCATCGGGCTGGTGATGACGATGGTGGACTTGTCCTCGACATCGATGATCGTCAGGCTGGCAACGTCAGCAGAAAACGTCACAACACTGGCGAGATCCAGATCGTAGAAGATCTGCATCGTCTGCGGCAGGAAGTCGCCAAGCTCGAAGTACTTGTAACCGGCGAACTTGTTCTCGCCAGACTTGTTGAGCTTCTGTGCGGCCAGAAGAATCCTGGCCTGCATCAATTTCTTATGTACTGACATCAGTCTTTCCTCGGGCGTCCGGGTCGTTTCTTGGGGGTTCCGTCCAGCTTGTAGCCGTAGGGAGCCTTGATGCGGGGCTTTGCGGCAATAACTTTCTTGGCAGCTTGCGGGGCAGCGTCTTCGATGGTATTGCCACCAGAGAGCTCGATCAGCTTCTCAAGGTAGTGCTTGGCTTTCTGAAGATCCTCGATGCCACCCTTCTCAGAATGCCGGCTCACATACTTAACTACGCAGCCTTCCAGATAGCCAAGGCCGTTTCCGACGATGTAGTCCCAAGGCTGGATCGACTTGTTCTGGTAGTGCGTGCCGCCGATCTGCATCTTGTTTGCAGACATGTCTTACTCCTTCGTTTGTTGATAGACCTGCCACTGATGGCAGTACTCGTTTACCGGGCAAAAGTTTGCACAGCGCGTGCGCTCTCCCGGGCGGACCTCAACCTCGTAGTCCTTGCCCAGTCGGTCTTTAACACTGTTAGCCTCGTGCTCCGATTCGTGCAGCGACTTCGCCCTGACGTTGCCTTTCTTCCTGACCGCGTAGACCGTGGGCTTTTCCCACATCTCTTGCGGCGTGCATTCCGGCAACTCTTCTCCTGACTCCATCGCAAATTCAAACGCCGAGTGCTGAGCGATCCTCGAGGAAATGAACTCCTCACGCTCCTGCATCGACCACAACTTGATTGGCAGCTCCTTGATGGGCGCCTCCGGATACCCCTCACGGGTGGCCGCATCCCTACGACTCCAGTCCCGGATGATCGCAACGATCCCAAGGTCTTTGACAGGGCGTCCCTTAACCCGCTCAACCAGATAGGCGTAGATGTTGAGCTGCTGCTCCCACTCGATCTTCTCGTTCATGACCGCCCATGCGCTGGTGGTCTTGTAGTCACGGATGCCGATGCCGTCATCGTGGATGATCTGGAGATCCACCGCGCCACTGATCCGCCAGCCCTCGAGCTCCGCGTGCAATCGCTCCTCGACGACATGGTTGGGATCTTTGCCATGCTCGAGCACGCCATGAACTGCGGAGCCAAAGATAGACCAGACCATGTCTGATGCATCCTCGGTCAGATCCTCCTCGTGCTTGGCAGTCAGAGCAACAATCTTCGGACTGTTGATCAACTGTGTAACACTGAGGTTTGCCCGGCCCTTTGAGTAGGTCGGACGGCGCAAGACATTCACGAACGTCTGCGGCAAGTTATGCTTGTTTGTGAGCTTCACATGCCCTCCTGCTGAACGAGGAACGAAGTGTGAAGGAAAAAAACCACCGTGTCAACAGATTGTTCTCACTATCTTTCATCTGTTGATTGAAAGGACAGAATGAACCCAATTCAGTTGCTGTTGCCCTGGCCTCCAAGCGTCAACCACTACTGGGGACAGCGAGGCAAGGCCCGGTACATAGGCAAGAAGGGGAAGGAGTTTCGCCTAGCCGTTGCCGAGGCTTGCGCCCTGCAAGGCGTGTCAGCGCTCGAGGGTAGGCTGGCTGTTCATGTCTCTCTGTGGCCGCCCGACAAGCGCAGGCGGGACATCGATAACCCGATCAAGGCCCTGCTCGATGCGTGCGAGCATGCCGGGTGCTTCATCGATGACAGTCAGATCGATGAACTACGCATCGTCCGCCACGAGGTTGTTCGTGGAGGAAGATGCGCGGTTCTCGTCTTGCCTATTTGAGGACTTCTCGCCGCAGCTCTTTGACCGGAGACAGGATCTCCTGCTTGAGCCTTTGGAACTCTGTGATGTCCTCGCGGCGCTCCTTGGGCTTCAGGTCCTTGTCTTTGGACTCACCAAGCCTGCGGATTGCAGAGTTGATCTCTTTGAGTTCGGCTTCCGTCTCGTTGATGTACTGATACATGCTAGCAACATCGCCGTGCTTTTCAAGGTATGCGTCAGCTTTGTCGAAGTCTTCCCGGTCAACCATCTTCTTCCATGTCTCGTGCTTCTTGCGAACGGCATCGCGGAAGTCGTAGAAGAGATCTTCATTGCCCCGGGGCACTTCCTCCCGCAAGAAGCCGCCA